CAAGGTGGACGATGGTAAGAAAGCCGTAAAAAATGCTACGGAGCACCGTCCATTTCAGCTTCCACGCACTCCACGTAATCATGAATGGTGTCCTGGTGAGGAAGTAGTGTATGTGCAGCCAACAGCGGCTGGCTGGATGCTCACCAGCGTTGTTGGCACGCTCATTGGTTTTGTTTTCAATGGCGGGAAGAAGAGGGCAGTGGTCATTTGGCATTCAGAAACCAAGATTTCGCCTACAATCGGTCTGCAGCGTTTACGCCCAGCCTCCCTGTTCCATGGCCTCAATTAGTTCCTCTCTGGACCCTTTGAATGATGGCATCAGCTTTGTGCGTCTTATTGACTGGATGGGCAGTTCTCTTGATATCGTCTGCGATGCTCGTCAATCTTTTGACCAAAGCAGTGCGGAGTGGTCAGAAAAAGATCAAAAGCTCCTCAACTATTTAGTTAAACACCAGCACACCAGCCCGTTTCGTGGCGTTGTGACAAAGTGGCAAGTGAAGGCTCCACTATTCATTGCTCGCCAATGGTGGAAGCACGTCATTGGTGGCACGTATGCGAATGATCAACTTGGCTGGAACGAAAAAAGCTTTAGATATTGTGAAGCTGATAGTGAAGAATTTTATATGCCTCGCGAGTTTCGCCGGCAAAGCGAGAGCAATAAACAAGCCTCAGCCGGCCCCTTGGAAGGCCGTGCCAATGACTTGGCCATGATTGAATATGCCAAGGGCTTACAGGCCGCCAAAGGCGCCTATCAGACGCTCATGGCGCTAGGCGTGAGCAAGGAACAAGCTCGTGGCGTACTGCCCACTTCGCTCTATACTTCCTTCACTTGGACCTGTAGCCTGCAGGCATTGCTTCATTTCATCAGCCTTCGTTCACCAGCGGATGCTCAAGGTGAAATTCAAGCCTATGCTCAGGCGCTTTCCTTGCTGGCACGGCCTCTATTCAAAGAGGCTTTTGACGCTTTTGAAGCCAATGACTGTTCCTTTTGAGGGTCGCCCCAAAGTGTTTGATGCTGTTAACAGCCCCATGCACTATGCCTCTGGTGGCATTGAAGCCATTGAAGCCCTAGAGGCTTGCATGAGCCCTGAAGCCTTTCGTGGCTTCCTCAAGGGCAATGTGATTAAATACGTTTGGCGCTATGAAAACAAAAACGGCCTGGAAGATTTAAATAAAGCCAAATGGTATTTAAAGGCTCTCATCTTTGCCATGGAAATGGAGGAAGAGAAAGAAGCCCTCGATGCCATTGAAAACAATTGCAAAGACGGTTTCTGTCCGCTTCCAGGCGCTCGCATTGGAGAAAGGGCCATTGATGAGCCTATGTTTTCTCCCATTGATAATTGCTAAGCGACGCAAGCTTCTTCTAGCAGAAAGCCCCCAACAATGGGGGCTTTCTCTTGCACGGGAATATAAAGGCCGTAATCCTCCGCATATGCTTCCACATTTTGCAATGAAGTGTGGGCACTGACAAAGCTATTGCAATACACCCAATTCGTCAAAATTTCCTCTCGATGAGGCGTCCAGAATTGCTGAGGGCGCCACCATTCAAAAATAGGCTCCGCTCCTTTATCTAAATTACAGCTTTTACAAGATGGCACTAAATTATATTTGGCGAAATGAGGACCGCCCCTGCTTTTGGGAACAATGTGGTCCAAAGTAAGCTTTTCGTTCCATTTTCCGCAGTAAGCACAGGCACACTGCCCGAATGGTCCTCTTAGCGGATAATCTTCAAAAATACTTTTTCTAAAGCGTCGTCTTGCATCTCCAGGGCGAAGTTCAATGAGAGAATAAAGCAGCTCATCGGGACCATTCGCTATCTGCATGGGAGCATATTTAGTTTTCTTGCCACCAATCTAACGGCTAAATTTGCCCCGCTGAGAATGTCTATAATTGATAAATGCGCTACCACCAATGAAAAGTTTTCAAGAGGGACTGACTAATTTTGTAGCGACCATTACGGCAGGCATGCTGCTTTCTACTGGTGCCATGCTTATTACAGTAGGCAATCAACAAGTGAAAGTAGCCACGCAAATTGAAAGCATCACGGAGAAGCTCGATACTCTCACTGAAAATATTACGGCCCTAGAAAGTAGGGTGCGCTCTTTAGAAATTCGACGCTAGGCTATAAATATACATTCGCTTATCAAACAATGAGCGGCGCTGAATGGTTTGTGGTTGGCGGCATTCTTATTGCTGCTGCTGATCAAATTCTTGATCGTTCCCCCTGGAAAAGCAATAACGTGCTTCAGCTTCTTCTTGAAGGGCTGAAGACCATCTTCCGTGTGAAGAACTGAGGCTTAGCCATGTGGGCCAATAATAGGGTATTCTGGGACGAATGTTTCCAGACGGCCCGACGTTGCGGCGCTCGTTATCCCGAGCTTGTCGCAGCACAATGCTGCCTAGAAAGTGGCTTTGGCAAGCACACCAGTGGCAAGAATAATTATTTAGGGCTGAAGGGACCGGGTACTGCCACGACTACGCAGGAATGGTATGACGGCCAATGGGTGACCATTAAGGCTGGTTTTATTGATTTTCCCAGCCTTGCTGCATGCATTGATTACTTAGTCACTCGCTGGTACAAAGACTATCGTCATTTCAAGGGGATTAATAATGCCCCTAATCGTTATGCGGCAGCGCGTGCATTAAGAGAGCAGCATTATGCCACCGACCCTGACTATCCAGCAAAGCTGTCTAAGCTGATGAAGGAATATGCTCCCGAATCCACCAAGATTACCATGATTGGCCCGAAGAAACGTCCTCAAGACTTTGGCTTTAAAGCTGGCGATTCGCATTTGATTGTTAATGATATTAGTGAGACGATGAAAGCTTTTTCCTATGAAGGAAAGCTTTTATGGGAGATTCCCTGTCTTGCTCGCGGGCAATATTCCGACAATGAATTTAAGCTGCAAAATTCTGACACGCCGCCTGGCGTTTATAAAATTGGTGCCATTTACAAAGACTATGAAAGCAAGAAAGATAAGCCCGCCTATGATCGCACTCTTATGGCCTATGGTTGGTATAGTTTTGATTTAATTGATTTAGAAGGGCAAGAAACTGGCACTGGCCGCGCCGGTCTGATGATTCATGGGGGCGGCAGTGCATGCGGCTGGCCTGGCGCATGGGCACCCAAGCAACCTCTTTTCCCAACGCATGGCTGCGTGCGCTGTCATAATATTGATCTTCGTGATCGCATTCTGCCTCTCACTAAAGCTGGCACCGTCTTTGCCAGTGTTTTCCAAGAAGGATGAGCGGTCAAGGCTGGTTTAATGCTTTGTGCTATGAAGCAGGACTGTGGGCCGTTACAAAACGGCCCTCTCTTGCTTTTCAACCATGGTTCAAAATGCTCATGGCTTATTGCCGGCCAGATTGGGCAGAGTGGAAAACCAAAATTGTCATGGAGAAAGTAGATGAACAAGCGGCAGTATTAGTGAAGCAATGGGAAAAGGAAGAAAGGGAGACAAAGGCCAATGCCTTGGCTGATCAAGCTAAAAAGCTTTTTCCTGATGCCATTGTCACTCCGTTGCCTAATGCCATCGTGCCGTCTGTCATGATTGAAAAAGCCCCGCCAGAGGATGCCAGCGAGGCCGTTAAAGCCCTTGGAGGAGAGTTTCGCATTACTTACCAGCTCAAAGGCCCAGGAGAGCCTTAAGCCGGTTCCACTTGGCCAGTTCCTCTTCGTGATAGTTGGTCCATGAAGCAATGGCATCAATTAGTCCTTGCTTGGCCTTGGCAGCATCGCCTTCCGAAAGAAGTTCCTGCAAAGCTTCTGAAAGCATTTCAGTTTTTTGCTCATACCATTTATCAGGCCATAGTTCAGGAGGGTTCATGGAAAGAAAGCGTTTGCCGCCAGTTTAGCCTTAGTAAGAGCCGCCGTCAATTTCTACGTTGTCAATGGTGCCGCCAGTAATTGTAACGCCACTAGCATTTTGCACTGCCATAGTGCCCAGTCCCAACGTGGTGCGAGCTGCAGCAGCGTCAGCATCATCGATGAGACTACGGCCAAAGCTGGTAAGCGTGGCCACATCAGCCGTGGCGCTGCCAGTGAAATAAGGCACTTTATCAGCAGCAGACGTAACGCCAGCCAACGCCGCAAGGTCAGCGTCATAAGCTTGCAC